CGGTAGCCATCCCTAGCATTTGAGACAACATAGGATCTTTGAAGAACATCGGAAATTGTGGAAGCATGACAAGCTTTCCAAGGAACTGTGGACTAAACTTAGCCTGCTCAGTCATTAGCATTTCAGTAGCTAAGATGTGAGACTTCATCATGTCCTGATTATCTTTAGGCAATTTAAGTTTAAACCCGACCGCTTGTAGTGGCTGGATATGAATTCTCCAATGAGTGATTAAGTCTTCATACTCGGCAGGCTCAACATACTGGCCCGTATTCATCATCATTTCATTTTCGTCTTCTGCGGCCCTTGCTGCGATAGAAGCCAGGTCCATATATTTCTCAGTCTGACCAAAGCCTAGCATTTCATTGACTTGCTCGTCAGGGAAAAGACCAGGTCTAGCGTTAGACATATCAATAACAAACTGTGTTCTTAAAGCCTTAGACTCCGGAAGCCCTGAGACGTTTTGCAAGATTAAATGATACGGCTTTGCTATCGCTGCAACATCATAATCCTCTAGCGCGTACTTGTTATCAGACCCTACGACTTGCATAGTGCGCTCGTCTTCTGGTTTGTAATACTGGCCACAGGTCTTTAAAATTAGTGTGTAAGCTTCTTTGATAGCTTCTTGAACTTTTCTTGTTTCTTCGGCGGACCTACGGTTTTCGGACTCAGACACGAATTGCAAAGCCACGTTAGCAGTAACACCTTGAGGCATATCTCCACGACTTATCGAATTAGTCCTAGACATCTGATAATAAAGCTCCTTCATAAGCCCAAAGAATTGCTGGAACTGACCACTAATTGGATTAGCTTGCATTAGCTTAGGCTCAGTCGCTCCCATTTTGACCTTCACGATACCGACATCATTGGTAAGCTGCTGCTCATCTATGGAGTTGCTCTGGACAAACCATTTAGGGTTACCCGCCAACATAAAGGCTTTCACGGTAGCATTTAAAGCGTTGTTTAAAGCCGCTGGCAAAGCCCTTAAGTATTCAATTAGTGGGATTCCTCTGTGTTCGTCTGGGTTCTCACAGTCTAATAAAGGAACTATTGGTAATAAGCCATGCTCGTACGATAACCTTCCCTTTTTAAGTAAAGCTGTAGGCACAAAACAAGCCTCATATCCTTCTGGTAAGAACTTAGTTTTCTTGTGATAGAAATAAATCTTGCGGCACTGATTAGTCACGAATTGCTCAGTAAGCGAATTAAAGTCAAAGAAGGGTTCCTGGGTCTCGGACTGAATTGAATCACGCTTAGCCGGATATTCAGCCTTAAGCTTCGCGGTCTCAGCCCATTCGATAACAAACACATAGTCCGTATCTTCCCAGTCCTTTTCTGGACGGTAGACAAAGAATTGTGTTTTATTCTTGATAGAGACATCACCTTGCATTGTAGTTTCTTGCATAGGCTGGTCTTCCGTATAGGGTGCATTTTGATCCATCATTTTTTTAACAAACTGGACTGGCTCCCCTTGGTCTGGGTCCCAGGTAATCCACAGATAAGACTCCCCACCAACCTTAGAGTTTCTAATGAACTTACGAATCTTTGAAGGCATATCCTTAGTATACTTAATATGATCAAGAAATCGTTTAGCGATCTTCGCATCGTTCTTGTCTTTGGTCTCATCATGCGTAGGCATTGGGTAAATGTATGGATCGTATTCTGTAAGCCTTGCTACTTTTTCATCAACTACGTCACGAATAAACGGGATAACAATCTGTGGCTGATAAGTCTTTTGAGTCTCTAACACGTCTCTCGGCGTATAAACTTGCTGTTGATACTGCACACATTTATAGCGTAAGTAGTTGTTCTTAACAGACTCTAGTCTAGTCCAAGAGGAAGCTTTCAGGTTGCCAAGCTCACGGTTTAGCCAGTCCAGAATATCGTTTTCATTATTAAGGTCTAGCTCAAAGAAAGACTTTTGATTGTCAGCCAGGTTTGCATTTTGTAACTCGTCAAATGAATAGCTCATGTGTCATCTCCAATAGGCTTAGGCTTAGGACTACGATCGCCTATCTCTTTAAACTGATCTAAAAAGCTTGTGACTTGCTTATTTTGGTTGGCAAGCTCTTGCTCTAGCGGCGCATAAGTAATCGTGTGTGACGACAATTGCTTTGCTAGTAGCCAAGTGATTGAAGCCATAGACAGCACAAGGGCTATTGAGCTTAGAATGATTGCAGTTAGTTCCATTTTGTGATTCTCCTGTTTTGTTTATATTTCTGCATAAGGATTGCGAGCGGTCAAATCATCTTCCATCCGGTACGCCCGACGAACATCGGCTGGATCTGGAATGAATTCAGGATCGTCAGTAAAGTCATATCCTAATGATCCAAGACCGTAGCTTAACGCGTTGATGATGTGATCGTGGCGCTTTGGTATCTTGCCTTTGCTATCTTTGACATAGTTCTGTAGTTCCCAGACTGTCTTCTCGCATGAATCTACAATCTCTAGATAGCCAGATCTCATGATATTACGTAGCAAGGTGATATATCCATCGACTCCGAACTTGGCCTTTTGGCTAGGCTGGAAGTATACTTTAGGCGCAATTTCACTCATCTCGTTTGCGAACCATAAGGCCGCTTCGTCGTATATGTATTCGATTGATCTGACTCGTTTATACCAAGGATCAAGCTTCTGAAGTGTAGCTTTCCATATCTCGGACGTAGTCATTAGAGCCATTTCTGACTGATATATCTCGTCCAGCAAGATGCTTTTTTTAGTGTGTGGATTATGTAGAATAAAGGTTGCAGCAAAGACAGAGCTGGAAGCCGGATCAAAGCTAACTAGCAAGATCCATTTATTAAGGTCTCTAGGCTGAAGGCTTAGTAAAGGTAAAGGACTATATCCGTTAATCCAAGGGAAGATACTAGCCTTGCCGCCACGAACAAAGACAGCATCGTAGGACCTCATGTATTCCTCAAGTTCTCCCATGCCTTCCATCTGACGTTTCATACGCTCTAGCCAAGCGTTTTTGATATGTGGGTTGCTAGACGTAGGCGCATGAAAATAAGACCAGTCAGCAGAAGCCTGGGCCATTTCTGCGTACTCTACGAAATGATTGTGAATGATAGGCGGCGTTCCAATGAACAACGCTGGAACATCAAAAGCTGCACGGTTAGGCTCAAAGTTGTTTATAGATTGAATCCTATGGTCTTTGAATTCATCGTAAACAATAAGGCCTTTTGGCTTAATACCCGCAATAGCTGCCACATTGTCGCTGCCTTCTAGCTTAATGAACGAACCATTCTTAAACGTAATTCGCATTTCAGTATTGTTCAGGGACTCAATCCACGAAGAAGGCCCGAATGTTTGAATCCTATTAGAAACCCAGAGGATCTCTCTTGCTTGCTTGGCATATGGTTCAAAGATGTAATTCTGTGAGCCTGGGTTCTGCATAGCCCACCGCCAAGTACAATAGGCTGAGATTTCAGTTTTACCAAAGTTCCTTCCAGCACATATAAAGATGTTTTTAGCGTTTAAATAAAACAGCGCATGACCTATGTCTATCTGCTTTTGATGCGGCGTCCAGTTTTTATGCAGTCCCCGCAGGATCTCAGCAAGCGCTAATGATTCACTCATTCTTTTTAATCCCTATTGTGAGGACCGGAAGGCCTGTATCCTGAGGAGTAAGCACCGCCGCCACTACAGCCTTAGCAAAAGGATCATCAAGCACCAGGCGCCTAACCTCAGAAGCATCAAGGATCTTTCTACTAACTTCGTCACTTTCAGAGACGGGTTTAATATTAGTAAGGGTCGGAAATGCATATCTCACAAGGGTTGCGACCGCTTGATTTGCTACGCTTAAGTAGGCCGCTCCTGGGTCGTTCTTTTCTGTTAGGCCACGTTGGGAGTCGTAACTATCCATGGCTTTTCTATAAACGGCCATTTGCATCTCAATTAAATCAATCCCTCTTTCCTCTAAGAGAAAGCGCATTGCAAGAGTCGAACGGCGTAGATTGCTGGGGAGCTGGCTCATAAATTACCTTTTTTGTGAACTTTGCTAAATCCCTGAAAATAGGTATATACTTCGCCGCAATTGATTTTAGGTCTCATTTAGCCCTCTTGTAATTGATACCGATTATCATTTAGAACCACTTATTCGGCTTATCGTTTTCTTCTATTACATCTACTTTAGTCTCGACTTTGGTCTCTAAATCATCATCTATAGAGTCCCATGACTCGTTTTGCAAAAGCCCGATTGCAGCCTTTAAAGCACTAGGTTCGTAATTATCAAACAGAGTTCCAAGTTGTTTAGTTTGTGCCGAATTTATTTTCAGATTAAGCGCGACGATAATTTCACTCTTTTTCACTTTTCTTCCAAAGCGATCTCTGAAAGACTCGGGAAAAGTTTGAATAACGCCTAGTAATTCTTCTAGTGACTTAGCCATAATTTAGTATTTCCTTTTAACGGGTTTACAAAAGCATAAACAAGACAGGCAATAAGTCAACACAGATAAAAGTCCAGTTTAAAGGCAGCTTTGAATTCTTAAATTATCTTAAATGAAATAGTGATCCAGCATGAATTTATGAAAACATACAAGTCAATTCTCGTTATCCCAGATCAACATTATCCTTATCATCATGTCGATATCTTACGTTTTTTAAAGGCAGTTAAAAAGAAATACAAGCCAGACAAGGTTGTAAATCTTGGCGACGAAATCGACGCTCATTCGTTTAGTATGCATAATCACAGTCCGAATCTACCTAGTCCGCACGATGAACTAGGATTGGCCATTCAGGGTTTAAAGTACTTATATCGACTCTTTCCTAATGTCGATGTAATGGAGAGTAATCACGGCTCCCTTGCGTACAGAAGGGCTGAGGCTAATGGACTACCTAAAAGGGTATTACTTAGCTACAACGCAATCCTCGAAGCGCCTAATGGTTGGCGCTGGCACAAGGATCTGGTGCTCTACGGAAGTAATAAAAAGCCTATTTACTTTTGCCACGGTCTTTCCTCGGATGCTCTTAAAAATTCAAAGAATAAGAGCATGAGCTTTGTACAAGGGCACCATCATTCTAAATTCACCATTCAATACTGGGCTAATAGCCTGGACTTATATTTTGGCGTTACTAGCGGCTGTTTGGTCGACTACAAAGCAATGGCATTTGACTATGGACGCTTGATCCTAGATAAGCCAATTTTGGGCTGCACGGTTATTCGTAACGGTCATCCAATTTTAGTCCCTATGGTAATTAACAATTTTGGCAGGTGGACTGGGGTTCTACCATGAAAAAGTTTTGCGTTTTAGGCCAAAAGATCACGGTTAAAATTAAGAACATAGAAGACCAAAATATAATGGCGCAGTTCGAGCACGAGCTCGGGCTTATAACGATACGGCCAGATGATCCTCAAAAGTTCAAATCAATGTGCCACGAGCTCGGACATGCATTTTGGCATCGTACGGGCTTATATCAAGCCAATCGCAACTTAGAGACAGAAGAAATATTTTGTGAAACTTTTTCAAATTTTATAGCTGACAACATAGTTAATCTTTACCAGGCATTTAATAAGCTCAAGAAATAACGCACTAGCTCCTTTTGTGAATTATTTGTTATACAATCCAGTAAAGGCAATGTATAACATATTCACTTACTAACCAAAGGGACAAAATGAAAACAATACCAAAGACAGTTATTTTAAAAGAAAAGTACGGCGTTATAAACGACGAGACTAGCCAGACAGCTTTTCGGTCTTGGTTCGACGTATCACTAAGAAAAGTTTTAAATCACTTAGATAATCTGGAAGCGGTTTAAAATGGTAAAGTATAATTGCACGAATATCCCTTTACACTTACTAAATCAAATTATCGCTAATGATGGACAACTAGCGAACGGACAAGAATATTGCGTGGATTCTTTAATTTACAGACGTAATGAATTGTTAGAGTCAAGGGTCGATGATTTGTTTGAGTCTCACATGGCTTCACTTTTCGCACAAGCCTCTTACATGATCAATGCGGCGAGTGATATAATCAAAAAAGCTTCTGCAATTATTGCGACCCGACGTAATGCTTTCAAATTGTTTTTTAACCGAATTAAGGGGGATAGAATGAACAAGTACACAGACAAAGAAATCACAGAATTTTTAACAAAGTTTGATAAGTTTGCGCAAGATGAAAACTACAATATGGACTTTGCGCTAGGCCAGGCCAAGCAATGTCTGGAAGATAGCGGGTATTGTGAAATCTGCTCGTTCTCGAGTGTAAGCGGCGCACCTATAACATTGTGTTAATTAAAGGATAATTAAAATGACTAATTCAAACGACAAAATTATGAATGGTCTTCAAACTTTCTGCAAGCCTCGGACTGGTTTTGATATGCTTATTAAAATTGTATGCTACGGGCTTACGATTGTATTCTTTTCAGCCTGTGGTTTGAAAGAGCCCGATCATTGTAACGAGATAGACCGAAAAAAGATGTTTAACGCCGATAGGCCGTGCGAATATGCTGCAAAGTTCGAACGCAGGCATGGCTGTATTAGTCCCTTTATCAGTTTTCTTTGTAAAGAAGAAATTGATAAGTTAAAGTCTCAGAAAAAGAAAAAGTAGGTGATATGTTTGATGATAAATTCTTAGCTAGGTTCTGGGAAAAAGTCGATAAGACTGGGGAGTGTTGGAACTGGTTGGCGTATAAAGACAAAGATGGTTATGGTCAGATTGGACTCAATGGTAAGATGCGCAGAACTCACCGAGTGAGCTGGATTATTGCCAACGGACGAAATCCTGAGCTTCTTATTTTACATAAATGCCACAATCCTTCTTGTATAAATCCAAACCATTTGTATGAAGGCAGCCATGCACTAAATATGACAGATATGGTTAACGCTGGACGTTCAGGAAAAGGGGCTAGGAACGCCCAGGCAAAATTGACAGAATCACAAGTTAGACAAATAAGAATCATGCCAGGCACACAACAAGCCTTAGCTAAGATCTTTGGTGTTAGCCATACGGCTATTAGACGAATCAAAAATGACATTCGATGGAAGCACTTAAAATAGCTTATCATTTGACCAACAAAATATATTGATAGATAATCAATAATTCAGCGCGTTCTTAAGGTCTATACATAGTAGCTCAAGTCAGGTTTATCACTAAAAGCGTCTTCTTTAAAATAAGCATCTTTTTTTATTGATTAGAACGAGTCAAAAAACTATGTTGTTTGAAGTACAAAAAGAAAAACCGCCTTGATGGACGGTGTTTCGCGGAGAAAAAGGCAAAGTTTCGACTACCAGAAACTACCATACTCTCTCCAAAAAACAACATCTTTTTTTACTCCAGTAGCCAAGAACGTATCAATTCCAGGACTGCACATTGAGCAGACTGAAGTGGTTTGTCCCTAGAGGGATTTACCCGCAACCTGTAACAAGGCGAGCTGTGGCAAGATATGGGGGGGCAGATGTATCGAAAAGAGGCCCTAAAGCTTCTTCTGCCGGGTGTGAAGTCCCTACGTCCACTGGGCCAATTAAGGCAAAAGAGAAACGGTTACTTCATTGCTCCGTGGTAGGTAGGAAACCTCCCGAGTGGTATTAATTAATCGAACTTTCAACCCTCTTATCTAGTGGGGGAGGGGGGTTCTTTTGCATGGGCGAGGGTATTAATTCATGGGGCCACAGAAATGCAAGCATTGCAAACTTGAGTATCTAGCTACTAACGAGTGGACAAGATGTTGTTCTGAAGTTTGTAGATCTAAACGATCGAATGACTCGGATGCAAAAAATACTGAACGTAAAATAAAACAAAAAAAGTACAAAGCGACTGCATTAGAAAAAAGAACACCCGGGGAAGTGTGGGCGGACAAGGTGTTAACCGAGAATGGATTGTTTTACTCTAGAGAACACATTTTCAGGTTTAGCCGCTTCGACTTTTACTTTAAACGCAAAAGAATAGCTTTAGAGATTGATGGAGAATATCACGACGATGATATTCAAAAAAAGAAGGATTTACTAAGAGATTCAATTCATTTAAAAAATCATAGCGTTATAACTTATAGAGTTAAAAACTTTGATATGGATAGATTGTTATTCGTCATATCGGAAATACGTAAATCTAGTGATTTTCCCAAAGGAAAGATGAACAAAAGAGTTCGCAACTCGATTATAAGGAAAATTAGAATTGAAAGAGCTCTTCTTAATCATTAGATTTATACAAAACTATATGATTGCCTCTTGGTGTAAAAACCAAGGCTTTCTTTTTTCACTAGACTTTTTTATTCTTCTTTTTAAAAACTAAATCTAATAAACTGGCACACTCGTTATCCTTCAGCATACTATCTAGACAATCGTCTGACATGATGCGTTCATCTAGTTCTTTGAAGGCAGCGTGGTAGGGCCTAGGCTTCGATCTAAGCTTAGTTATATCGAGTCGCTTGTTTGTGCTGATTGCTATCTCGATCTCAGCAAGAAAGGCCTCCTGAGTCGCTTCTCGCCAAACAAAGAAGCCTCTGTCAATCTCGGGCCTAGTAAATGAACCAAACCGCTTAATCAGCGGCGTTAAGCAAGTATTGTAAGTTTCCCACGTCATAATCACCTCTTTTCTAATTATTGTATAACAAAGCGCATTAAATCAAGAATAATTATTGTATAACAAAATAATTCAGGTATTCTCTTGGAACTTACAAACACAGGGAGAAAGAAATGATCATCAAATTGCAACTAACAAAAGGCACTCTAAACCAAGCGGCTTACCAACAAGCTTACACAGTACTGAGACAAATTGACTGTCAAGAACGCGCAAAGCTTGCGAATCTAATCTTTGACGTTGGCCTCAACTATGATTTTGAAGGGCCAGGCGGCAGCGTATCAATAACTTTTGAAACCGAAGACCTTAACGGACAGGAGGCCTGAGGTGTTTAATACGTACGAACAGTATCTCCAAAATTTAGATAAATATAAAAAAGAGCAATCTTTTACAAAACAAATTCAGCGTGAAAATCTTTTTATCACTTACAAGTTTTACGGACTACAGACAAAACCAGAAAATTCGTTCTCTATAATAAAGGTAGAGCTTTACTGCTTATTGCTTTGCGGACTTACAGACATATCAGACGCTTACTCTGACAAAGCCGAGACTAGTATTAAAAACATAATTTTAAACGATCTAGAAATCGAGGGCTTAACTTAATGAACAAATCACTTGTTACTATAATTTCAGAGACGGCCAACATTGAACAAATGCTGGTCGAGTCAGGCGGCGAAATGACTCCCGACATTGAATCTTTTTTACAAATTAATGCCTCTGAGCTGGCTTTAAAAGTAGATGGCTACAGCACAATTTTAGACCGCTTTGAAATGCTAGAATCCTTTTACGAACAACAAGCCGAATTCTATAATAAAGTAGCTGTGCAATGTGAAAACGCAGCAAAGCGTTTAAAGTTAAATCTAATTTACGCAATGAACGAACTAGGCCAGTCTGAAATCAAAGGTTCTGAAATTCGTTTTAAACTTACGAATTCAGCCGGGTCATTAGTTATTAATGATCCTGAAATGGTTCCTGTAGAATTCAAAACAGAAGTGATCACCACTGAAATTAAAAAAGATGAAGTTAAGGCAGCGTTAAAGCGTGGCGAAAAGGTTGAGGGAGCAGAGCTTAAGATTGCGCAATCAATTCGTGTCTTTCCAAACCTTCCAGACAAAAAACAAAAAACGAAAGAAGTAACAAATGGCTAAAGAAATAACACTTCCACAAAAAGGCATCATGGCGCTAGTTTCTCAAAATCACTTGTCAGCGGTAGAGAGTGCTCTAGCGATGAATGACTTGAGCAAGCTAGACACAGGCCAGCGCATTAGTTACTACAATGCTGTATGCCAGTCCGTAGGCTTAAACCCATTAACACAACCTTTTGCATATATTATATTAGACGGAAAGCTCACGCTGTACGCTAGAAAAGAGTGCTCAGAGCAATTGCGAAAAATAAACTCTGTTAGTATTCAAATAGTTAGCCGGACCGAGTCGGATGATTATTACGAGGTACACGTTAGAGCAATGGATAAGCACGGCCGGACCGATGAAGACATTAGTTCACTCTATTTATTCGATAAGTATGGGAAGCGGCTTACAGGACTTCCGTTAGCTAATGCTAGGATGAAAGCAGTTACTAAAGCCAAGCGGCGAGTGACCTTAGCCATATCCGGTCTTGGTGTTATCGACGAATCAGAATTTGACACAATTTCAGAAGCATCAATTCAAGCCACGCAGAACCCACAAATGCCCAACGCTTTTGGTAATTCAAAAATAGAGGAGCTGGTCCCAAGTCCTATTTTAATTAAAAGCGAAAACGCTCAAGAGCAGGAGCCAGAGCCTTTAGTTCAAAATGCGCCGCAATCAGAACTAGATAATTATGTTATCGGGTTTGGTAAAAAAATGATGAATAAAAAGCTGCATGACTTCACAGACAAAGATCACTTAGGAATGATCGCCTACTTAGATAAAGGAGTTAAGGAGTCTGCAAAACCGCTAAGCGGCAAGGCAGCAGAATACCATTTTATGGCTACTCAATATTTAAAGTCACCGAGAACAGAACTTTTTAATGAGCCTGTGCATAATCCAAGCGACGACGAAATTATAGCGGCACAGCTTCAAGATTTGTAAATTTTAACTAGTCGCAAGTCGTCCCTCCCTAGTAAGACGTTGGCCTGGCAGCGATGCGGCACCAGGAACTTTAAGGAGTAACTTTGGTCAAATTCGGTAAAGCTAAGCAATTCAATAACGGACTAACAAATTACAGCACTGAAGATTATGGATCGCTTGCAGCAAGCAAAACCAAAGTTACCTATAACTGGTTTTGCACTTCACAAGCTTGTTGCGAAATAATCTCCCCTTCTAAGATCCGGCGCACGCTTGCAAAAGTTTTAAAGTTTGAAAATATTTTTGAAACTAGGTCCAAGTGTCCAGATTGCGGTCAGCTTCTATATTCAAAACGCTACAGAAAAGAAAAGGAATAAAATGCAAAGCTCTGACATCACAGAAAAAGCAATTTTTATTTATATTTGCATGGTCTTAATCGGACTACTCGCCGCGCAAACGGGTGCAGTTTTTATTGCTTTAGAGGCCAAAGGTGTTATACATAGCAACACAGAAAGAAACAAATGAAAGATAAAGCAGACTACTTTGTGGCAGGAATGGTTATCGGTATGTTCATGCTCGCTTTAATTGTCAGTGAAATTTACACACATGATTCTTATATAGAGAACGGCACAAGTTTTCAAATTGGCAATTCAGTTTACAAGTGTGAAAGAACGCAAGAATTAAAATTAGACGAAAGATAAAAACAAAAGGAGTTATATGAAAAAGAAAAATGGATTTATTGATGGTGGGATTATTATTGTATTATGGCTTGTCGGGATCGCTGGTGTGATCTCTTTCAACGAAGCAAATAATCCAAAAAGAACAGCGGGCGAGCGGGTTCACTCAAACGCTGACACTGTAATTTTCAAGAAAAAGAATTTTCAATATTATGACTTGGCAACAGGACAAACTATTGAACTTCCGTCAAACCCTATGCCTAAACCGCAAAAGAAAGCGTGTGATTAATGAAAGCTCTACTACTAATTTCTACTATGCTATTTACTTCGTGCTTTGGTTCAAAAGCTGAAGAACCAAAGAAAATAACCACCATGCTTAATGATGGATTCTCGTATCGCTGCAATAGTTACCAAGTTGCGCCGTGCGGCGTTCAATTGCGTGACTGTATCGTTAACATCAATGGATTCGATCGTCGAGTGAGTGAGATCCTGTGCGCTAATAACGTGATCATAGGAATCTATTAAAATGGAACTGAACATATTAACAGCCACGCTTTTAGTAAGCGCATTAATTCTTTGGTCAGTCTTAATCGTTAAGTTTTTATATTGGCTTCGTGCAGTACATAACAGTATGCACGAATACCGACAAATTAACTTTTCCATAGAGAATTTGCAGAACAAGCATTTTGAACTAAGCCGAAGGGTTGAAGCTCTTGAAAGCAAGAGGCGACGATGAGCATTTTACTTTTTGTTTTGGGAGTAGCTTTTATATTCTGGATGTTTGAGAGGGATTGAATGAAACTATTTACCCAAGAAGATTTTAATGAATACGTAGAATTTGATGACCAGGCCAAAGCTTGTGCCAATTTTGTTAATGAAAAACTAGCAAACCTAGTCAGAGTTGCGCCCACTGTTTACACATACGACGGAAAGCCAGACGCGGTTGGCATTACATGGAATTTGAAACGCTTTTGGGGAGATTTACCAGTAACAGCGACATACGAAGCTAAATTATTATTTATAAAAGAGGCCCCTAAAATACCATGTAAGCATGAGCCATGTAACCCTTTTGATGGGGCTTATAAGTGCCTCCATTGTGGGGTTGCAATTATAGCAACGTGGACTAGTCAAAGTAGTTACAAGTGAAATATAGAGAGAGGCTTTAAATGGGTTTTAGACCAAAGCCAAAAACCATAGAGCAAAGACTCGCTGCCCTGCTTGATGAAATGCAAAACTCTGCAAAGTTCGCACAGGATCAAGAAGACAAAATTGCAGAGTTAAAGAAACAAAATGAAGACCTAACCGAAGCCCTTTACTTTTATTGCCATCATGCAGCTAACTACACAGACCATGATGAACAGTATGTATTTTTCGACCAAGATCAGGGCCGAGTCGCTTGTGCAGCATTAAAGAAATATAAAGAGGGATAGAATGACAACTACAACTAACGGTGAACATTCTGGGATTCTTATAAAATACGACGAAACATCGGCTGAGGTTCAGATTAAAGATGTGTTGGTTAGGGTTTTATGGAATGACGAGAATAGGCCATGCGCAGAGCCACAAGTGGAGAGAAAATTTTCTTATTTACATGATAAAAAGCAATTCTGGAAAAACCCAGAGAAAATTATAGAGCTTGAAACAGAGAATAAAGAATTAAAAAAAGTAAACGCAGAATCTTTTGATCATTACTGTTTACAGTCTGAGAAACTTGTAGGGCTTAAAGACTTACTTGTACAAACACTTTCGATATTCGACAACATAGTCGATGATCTGTATTTCTACCGAGAAACTAAATCCTGGCCACCCGACGACGATATTAATCACGCACGCAACGCTCTTGTTAAACTAGACACCAGAATGAAGGGAATAGTATGAATCATCATAATTTAAAAATAGCACCGGAGCATTACAACAACGTAGCAGCAGGCACTAAGACTTTTGAAATTAGAGTTAACGACAGAGCTTTTCAAAAAGGTGATACGGTTACTTTACATCTTGTTCGAGACGGTTTGTATGTTACAGACGTTACTGACTTATATTTCAAAATCGGTGACGTCTATCCAATAGATGCGGAGCGAGTCGTGTTTAGTTTATTAGCGATGGGCGTATGAAAAGAAGTAACATCAGCGGCCTCATAGAGGCATTACTTGAACTAAAGAACGAGGTTGATAAACTCTCTTGCGGTTCTGGGATTTTAGCAATAACAGTAACCAAGGAAGCAAAACGAGCAATTGAGTATGTAGCTTACAATTCGGGACCTTCTTTTTATATCCCCACAGGTCGTGCCTGCCCTACAACTATTTGCGGAATAAAAATAAACGAGCAGGCAGAAGAATGAAATACAGAAAAATACCAATGGTCGTTGAAGCCTTTAGATATGGGTTCGATCCAAAGCCTGAGTGGTTTACAGATAAAACTAAAACTTTGGAAATACTAACCACGGAGTCTTTTTGCGTGATAAAAACACTAGAGGGCGAGATGAAAGGGTATGCAGGCGATTATATTATTCAAGGGATTAAAGGAGAAATATATCCCTGCAAGGCTTACATTTTTGAAGAGATTTATGAGGAGGTAGAAGAATGAAAATATACTGGAGTCCATATATCGACGATTACGTTTTTGATTATGGTGAATTTGATCGGGCTTACTACTCGTATGATCGGCATACTGACAGCACAGTATGGTTAGCGCCATTTTTTGACTCGTTAAAGCTTGAATTTATATGTGGGGTAAAATGAACCTATCGGATAAAAACAACATCGGAAAGCCTTGCCCGAAATGCAGGCGAACAATTACAAAAGAAGTACATGAGAAAATCGTACAAATAAAAGTTTTAAATGGACAAGCTTCAAGTAAAAAAGCGCAGCTAAACGGAACTACTTACAAGGGTAGGCCGTCTAAACTAGATTGGGACCAAGTAATATATTTAAGATCAAAATATATGACAAAATCGGACATTGCTAAAAAGCTTGGGGTCGCTAGGTCTTGGTTATCTAGGGGCTGCACTAAGCGAGGAATATTATGAAAATATATTGGTATCCGATAATCGACGATTATGTTTTTATATACGCCTGTTACGGTTATGCGCTGTCCGATACTGGCAAGACATGGTATGCGCAAATATACACAAGAGACTTTGAATTTATATGCGAGGTAGTATGAAAATCTATGTTTATTACAATTACAGACTAGACATAATTCAAATTGCTGAGGACAAAAATTGGGTCGGTTTAATTTACATCGGCGTATTATGAAAATATATTGGTATCCGTACATTGATGATTATGTTTTTTTAATCGACGATAGGTTCGAAAATTGGCATCTTTATTGGTTGTCTGATAACGGGGATATTTGGCGGTGGCAAGCTTACACAGATCAATTTGAACTAATGGCAGAGGTTGAGGATTAAATGAAAACACTAAAAGAGATACACGAGTCACAGGATGAAAATCTTGGTTACAAGGTGAAAAGTAAAAGTGGCGAGGTTATGAAGGTCATCAGTTACGATTCTGATTACGATCTTTTCTTTTTAATAAATATAAATGACGATAAACCCGATTGGTTTCGTTCAACTTTAACGTGTTTCACGCTTGAGAAAGTAAACCAATGAAAACACTAAAAGAGATACACAAGGCACAAGGCGAAAAGTTTGGTTATAAAGTAAAAGATGACGTTAAGCCATGCGATTCTTTTAAAGTCATCGGCTATGATGATGAAGAAGATGCTTTTTGGTTGAAAGATCAAAACGGACGAGTTGATTTGTTCCGTCCCGGTGCAACAATATTCACACTCATCGAAGAGCCACAGGAAATTTGGGTTAATACTCACGAGCTGCCTACAGGTCTTCAATATTATATATATCACGCGTCAGCAGAGCTAGCGGCAGACGCTGGAATCCATCATGCGGGGTTTGTTCGCACCACAAAATTTAGAGAGGTTGAAAACAACTAATGTCAAAAATAGAAATTAGAGTTAAAGAGTTTCTATTTCTACAGCGTAAGCGAGCGCACATTTACAAGAAAACGAAAAAGCTAAGTGAAGAATTAATTTATGTACAAAAACGAATAGAAGAACTGAAACAACAACTAAAAATTAAGGAGCTACACGATGACACTATCAAAAAAAGAACAGAATGAACTATTGTCTTTAATGGCAAAAAAACAGAACAAGGTTAATGTTCTAAACGCAGGACAACAAAGGGAACAAATTAAAATCATGTTTGAAGCGCTAAGCAAATGCTCTGCTGAATTAAAGCTAGCCATTCTTAAAAAAATATAACAATCGGGGCGCCTGAAACATGGCGGCAAATACAGGTGAAATATGGACAAACAAAATAAAAGCAGACAGATAAACTTTAGAATTGAAGAAGTTGACTATAAATATCTTAAGAAGAACAAGCTTTTGACGGCTGACTTTTTAAGGAGACAAATCAAGAAATTAATACTTCTTAACAAGGAAACAAATGAAGCTACCAGGCACCTACGAAGCAAGTAAATGGTTGCTAGAAACACTAGCGGCCTTTGGTTCCAAGATAACAACAAGCAAAGCAATTAAGCCGCAAGAGCTTGATCGAGCAGATAAAGAAATGCTTATGCGCAATATGCTGGTAGAGCTTGCGCTTGAAGATAGCGGCAAGAAAGAAACTAACGGGCGCAACAGGTCAGCTTTGATTGATGAAGTTAATCGAAAAATGATGGTCCCTATGGGATCGCCTTATTGCCTAACTGCGCTGTATTTTAGGGTAATTGATCCTCTGTGTGACAGCCTTCAACTAAGTAACACTGTTTGGATGACCGCTAGCACACAAGAATTTTGGGAAAAGAGTTACGACAAATATAAAATACCCAAAGGCGAGTCTGCAAAAAAAGGTGATATTGGTATTTTGCAAGACATTAAAAAGCCAAGACTAGGCCATGCTTATCTTCATATTGAAGACGAAGACCAAGGCAATCAAAAGACATTTGAATATAATACTAATTTAAAAGGTAGCACAGAGGGAGACGGCAATTACATTTACAAGAGAACGCAAGAGGGGACACTTACAAAGCGTTACCTTGGATCTGTAGATGTCGTCTCTTGGCTCCTTGACACTAACGAGAGGTAGATTATGGATATCGACACACCAGAACAAGCAAAGAAGTTTATTAAGAAACAAAAACGCGCCTACTTGACCGCTTTTCTGATCCAGGCCGTTAAAGATGGACTTACTATTTATGGTACAGGCATTAGTCAAAAACCACTCCCACAGCTTAAAATTATGGCCTGCGCCGTAATTGATACCCTGTTTGAAAAGATTGAGACAGGCGAGATCCAAGAAGAAAAGAAAAAAGAAGTGTCTAACCTAGTTTTAGATAGCGACAAAGTGATAGTAAACCCAGCCAGTGGCTATTTTCGCTATAAAGGCCAGTCATGAGCATCCGGCCTGATCGCATGAGATTGTTTAGGACCTTAAACGACCATTGTCTAAAGGGTTGGAGCTGGATCGTTACCATGCGCTTCTGTGACCATAATTATGAATCACTTAAAAAACATCTAAACTTAGACGAGTATTCGTTTCTGTGCCAAATGAGAGAGTTCTACAAAGAAGCCAGGAAGCGCACTAGACTGGACGAAAAGATGCCAAACTTCTTCGACCAGATTTCGGAAGACCTACACTAATTAAATATTACTGTTGAGGCTGAGAATAAATCTGCTTTAACAGTAAGGCCTTTTGAGTCGGTGACGTGGTCGGATCGCCTTGTATCTGTTGCGACTGTTGAGCAGGGTTAGGAAGCGCCATTTGCCAAACAGGGTCGTTTTGTGGAAGGCTATCTACAGCCTTTAAAACCATAGCCTGGAAGCCAGCAGGTGACATCTTAGCAAAAGCCAAGATTTCAGGACTTCTTAATAATCCTCTGCCAACAGAATCAGCTATAGAAGCCATTGCTGCCCGCCCGTAGTGATCAAAACCTTTTTTGGCAGCGATTGCCATCAAGCCCTGAACAAAGTTGCCAGACGTGATAGAGTAAACACCAGCCGCACCAGCCGCCATTGTGTCGGTAATACCCATAAAATTAGAAGCGTTGTTTCTTGCCATTTTATCTGTAGCAATTCGAGAAGCGGTGGCGGCAAGTCCGTATTCTTTATTGGCGTTTTCTAGCTGAGGCCGTAAAGAGTCATCAACAGATTGAATCATGTTTAGAATTTTATCATTTACAAACCTTCGTCCTGCTGAAAAAGCCGTCTCTGAAGAATTTTGTTTTAAAAAAGGATTGCTCAAATAGTTTATCTCATCGTCCATTGCTATTTTAATATCTTGAGCCTCTCTAGGAGAAGAAGAAGATTGCGGCGCTGGACGCGTTGGCCTTGTTGGAGGCATTGAAAAAGATCCCTGTCCGGATTGCTGATCAAGACTGGTTTGTGGTCCACTCCCAAAAGCTCTAGGAGTGTTACCAACCTGAAACACTTCGCTTTGGTAGCCGTCACCGATCTTTTCTTTATAGTTTTGATCTAGGCGCATTTGCTGAGCAACAGGGAGTAAGTCGTCACCGCGAGGTTCATTAAAAACTGGTGGTGGCCTTTGTGGTAGAGGCGTTAATTCGTTTTGCGTGAAAACATCGTATGGCTCCTCAACCATTTGCTTGGGAGGCTGTCCGTGAAGTTCCACGTCTATATTTTTGCTTCCTGTGCGCTGACCGTCATCAACAAACCCAGGCAACAACGCTTGATCTATGTCTTGTGAGCCGATTTGATTTCTGTAAGCCTTTAAGTCTTTTCTATATTGCAAAACGTCAGACAAAAACTTTTTCTTTTCTTCACTGTACTTCAGAGCGCTCTTTGTAAAACTAGGGTCTTCAAACCGCTGAATTAAAAAATTCAAATATTCTTCGTAACGCCTTAAAACGTCTTTAGTATCAACAGCAAAACCCAGGTTCTTCTTTGCTTCTGCCATCATTGCCGCTTTGTCTGTTCTAGGATTAAATCCTACTTCGGTGGAGTTTCTCGCAAAATACTCCTCCGCTTTTGTGTAAACGTCATCTAGGACCAAGCCGACTTTGTCTTTATATGCCTGCGCCTTACCTGCAATGCTTTCCACAGTATCGCCAAACCTTACTAAGCCGTTATCCAATAACCAGCGGCCTATCTGTTTTGCTTTAAAATCTGGATTATTTCTAAAATCTGCCAAAGATCCACCAAGAGCTTTAAAAGCTGCCCTGTCACCAGCGGACCGCATACCCTCCCCTGCTTTTGTCGCAAGCGAGGTCCCAATTTGCTTAGCGTAAGGAGTTAAAAACTTTGCTCCGTAGCCAGCGCCTAGGCCAAGCGCCACACCAGCCGCGACCATTTCAGCCGTATCAGCCTTTTCCGTTTTGTTGGCCTCATTTAAACCAATAAGACCACCAGCCGCCACACCAAGCTTCGGAGCCGTCATAGGATCAAGAAACTTACCAAACAAACCCCCGACTCCTACGCCCATAGCAGTATCAGCCGCCATATCTACAACATTGTCAGATTCAGATTGACCAAAACCGTAAATACCACCCATAGCGGCACCAGCTTTTAGTCCTGACATACCCTTTACTAATTTATTAAGGGGAGAGGCCGCCATACCAGAAAACTCCATTGCCATAGAAGTTTTTGGATTTTGAATTGAGTCAACTTTAAGAGCCTGTCTTTCTTGGTCCCTTGCCTTTTCGTATACCGCCATAAGTTCAGAAGGGTTTAAAGTAGGTCCACTATTTCTAGTAATACCAGAGGCTTTAGAGCCGACACCAGAAAAACCAAGGACTCTGCCCGCCGCTTCCATTCCACCAGCTAATTCGTCAGACAGCGGAAAACCGCCCTGAGCAAATTTTCTAACACCAGAAACGACCGGACTAATTTCAGGGAGCTGCTGCTCGCTTGCGGTAATCTCTTTTTCTATCTCTTCGGTAGACATAGAAGAAGGTTCAGCACTTGATTCTGCTGGATCTTGCTCTGCCTCAAGCCTTTTAATTTCTTCAACAATCTGTTCATCTGTTAGGTTTGAAAAATCGTCCACGAGACCTACCTTTTTTTATTGCGTAATTCTAATTCTTTTTTTAATTTATTAATCCGGTTACCCTTTTCTTCAAACTGTACAGAGCCAGTCACCAAACCAGGGTCAACGCCGTACTCAACCGCTAAGTCATCGTAAATCTTTTTTTCATCATTATAACTTAAAAGCTGCGCATTAAATAAGGCTCCCGAAGCGTTTATAAAATTCTTAATTTGATCAGCTTCTAGTTTTCTTCCCTCTAGGATCTTATTCTGCAAGTTCCTAATAGTAGCAGGAACACCCCTTGCGTTTTCCGCTGTCGCCGCCTCTGACTCTCTTACTGTTGAAGGAGGATCTAGAAGTTTCATGTAAGCGAAAATTACCCCTAAGTCAGTCACAGCCGTTGGGTTTTTCTTTAAAGATTGCAGCTTGTCGTAAGAAGACCTGATTTCTTTAAAGTTTTTTACTTGAGGCTTGCCGAAAAACTCTCTGCGCAACATAGAGGCGTCTTTAAACCCTGCTTTTTTAGTGTTTTCAGCTTCTTTTGTTTTTTTCTCTTGGCCTTTTACTATAGAGTTTCTTGAATCAGCCTCTAACTTTTCTCTTTTGAAAGAAAAATCCTGGTCTTTATTGGCTTGCTGTTGTTGTAAAGTGATAGCTTTGAAAGCGCCGTCACCCATGAGGTCGTCTTTTTTATTAGCCAGGCGACTTCTTTCTGTTTGTGTTCCTCTAAGTCTTAAGTCGTTCTCTTTGATTAGTCGTTCATACTCATTTTGTTTTGTAGCGCCTTCTTCTTTTAAATACCCACGATAATTATCAAAAGCTTTTCCTTGAGATAAAGCACCAGCCTCGCCACCAAGAAACCCAACAGCAAGCGGCACCATGGCGCCAAGGATTTGATCAAAAGGATTAGACTCGTATTTCTTGATGCCCTGTCTTTCAGCCATTATCTTATCGTTCTTTAATTCATTTTCTCGCCGTTGAGATTCCAAAGAACGAAGCTGCATATCTATAGCCTCGCTGTACTCCGTTGAGTTCTCAGCGGGTCTTGATGTCCAGCCGTACCGCTCCATTTCAGCAGGGCTAAGCCTGCTGCCAGACTCAAGGCTTCTTTTTTTTGAAGGGGACACCATACCGAAGTTTTCAGGAGCAGAGGGAGCCAGCTCTTCAACAGATAGTCGGTCTTGCAATGCTGCTAGAAAACTATCTTCTTGCTCTTCATCAGGGACGCTCGCTAAGTATCTTTTTAAATCTTCCATATTATGCAAACCACGAAGTAGGGTTGAATAAATTAAACCCTGGCTTTTCTTTTGTCGCCGCCGCCGCGTTTGCTGCCGTTCTTTCATTTACGCCAAGCTGTGCGTAACCGAGTTCAGTTGATAAGCCGCCGTACTTTCTTTTCATTGCGAAATCTGTAGCTTCTTGTTCGCCCTGTCTAACTAAACCAGCATTGTCAGCCGTAAGCTTTCTTTGAAAGTCTGTTAGATTTTTATTATAACCTTGGTCAGCAGATCCACGCACCGCCGCTGCACGAGCGCCGCCAACACCTTGACGAGCCAGGTTCCCCATTAGTTGCTGAGTAAATCCTGCTCTTTGGCCTTGAATATCACTCATCGCCTGGCCTTTTAATGCCCCTAGTTCTTGTCCGGTATAACCCTTAGACAGATCGTCTTTCCGCGCTTGTCGCGATAACATATCTGGCGCGTCAAACACTTCAGCGCCGCGCTTTCTTCCTGCCAACATATCAGCGTCACGACTAGAAGCGGCAGAACCGCCTAACCCGCTCATGTCACCAAGAGGCGCCGCCATGCCAGCACCATCTAAGGCGTTACCGACCATGTTTTGCCTCATTTGCCCCATAGGGTCTAACATCGGCTGTTTTGTCGCGGCACCAATAGGATTAACGAGATAGTTTAAGTTTTCCCGATTGTTGCTGACTTCTCTTTTAGCGTTATTACCTAAGTTTCCGATTGCGGCACCAGGATTTTTAACAAAACTACTTAACCACGACATACTAATCCTCTATTCCTTGAGTTAATTGTTTAATTTCTAAATAACCGTAAGCGACCGTGACCGCTGTCGATGAAGCCCCTGAATTCGAGACTCCAAACTTGATCACATCGTTAGCCTTTAATTGTAATTCATTTATCCATGTGAAAGGAATGTAAAACTGATCAACCGAGTCCGTTTCTAGGATAGAAGTCGAGGTTAGTACCTTGCCGTTTTTGTAAATAACCGCCAAACAATTTTTAGCCCCATCCACATAAACCTTAGAAAGATTTATCATGAATCTATAGTTGCCGTTTTCTTTACACAAATATTCACTGTTTGTTGTGTTGTTGTTATTTGTGGACCGGACATAGAAAGCAAAAGTAAAAAAAGCCGTAGATGGATGAACTACGTTAAGAGAAGAAAGTTGACAGCTCAGAAAGTTATTAGGAACAGATAAGGACTTGATCGCCGACTCTATGGCTAGCATATTTTGACGAAACCCGTCCCGTACAAAGACCTCTAGCTCCTCTGCTTCTTTACCGTCCCATTGTCTAAGTTTTGCTAATCGAGCTAGCTTATTCTTCATCATTTCTTTGGCTCCGCTTGGCTGTATTCGCCATCAAGCTCTATTTCAAACCCCTGCAACCTAACGTAAGAGTTAACCGTTGAATTAGAAAATCCTAACGAATACCCAGAGGCTTTAGAATAACTAGACTTTATTTCTTGTTTGACAGTGGCAGAATCAGCAGGCACCGGAAAAGAAACTGAAATATCAGCTACAGAAGCCGCCTTGAAATTGACGTATTCATTTAAGCCAAGAGTGAAGTCGCCCTGTACTGAGTTTAACCATACCCTGACAAAATGCTTGTCAATCGTGGGTGCTCCGTATGTTTGCCAAGCCGTTAAGTAAGCAAAGTTTACAGCCGTAATATGATTGCTCATGTCGTATTTTGAATTTGTAGTCTTTAGTTTCCAAGTTTTAACTGAGTCGCCAAAAAGCATATTGCCGTTAGCATCGGCTAGAAACGAATTAGCAGAAAGGCCGTCCCATAAATACCAAGACAAACGAGAAGAGTTATTTGATGTTTTTGCATAATCTAGTACGAAAAGCTTAGTATCAACCTTGCAGAAATACAAATTTTCAGCCTCATAGTTCTGCGCAAAAGACTTGCTAAAGTCCAGATTGTCAGGATTTTCCTTAAACTCATCGACAATTGAGTAACCGATAGGCACAGGCAAACGTCCAGCCACACACGAATAAAAGCCATTAATTGGGTCTAACCAAACCACCGCGCCGTCAACTTGTTGAATAGTTCTATGGTTTGCGCACCCAATATCGTCTTCAAAAAGCTCTTGAGTAAGATCGCCTATTGATAGTGTGCCTGTAACGATCGCAGTTGTTTTTTCTTTAAAGGCAAAAAGCGCATCTTTGTTGGTGCCTATTCCTTTTAGTTTGTCATTAAAAGGAGATTCGACCAGGTTCTCGTAAAGGCCACTAGAAGGGAAGCCCTCTGGGTTTGTTGGATCATTCCAGTAAAAAGATTGGAAGTCACAAATGCCAGCCTCCGAGTATACACGCCCAAAGTAAGTGTTAGGAACAAGTCCCCATTGATTCACCGAAGTCACAACACTAGAGACCGAAGGATATGCACTATTTATAACACTAGGATCAACAGGCCGCCCCGCTTGAATGATTTGATTTTGCCATACGTTTAAATACTTACAGGCACGAGGAAGCTCCCCACCAGTACCAGCGTCAAAAGGGATAGTTAAGCCCGCGTCAGCAATGTTATCCATCACCTTTAGAGTCGTTCCTAAGTGAGAAAGAGCAATATCGAAAACTTTATAAAAAACTGTGCCATCGTCACCAGTTCTAAAGATTCTAATAAAAGCGCCAAAGTGAATAGCCGGAGACCACTCCTCACCATTAATAATATCGGTTATTGTATTTTTATATAAATTTGAGGCGTAACCAGCTTGCAAGGTTTGTCCGTCAGCAAGTAAATAAGGCACCATTTGTAGGTCAAAAGCACCACCGCCACCAGTCGCGTTATTGCTAAGGGTCAGTGTAGTGCCAGCCACAGCCGTGATCGTGGTTCCAAAAGCAAAGAGCGAACTAATTATGTGAAAGCCTATTAAGTCAGCCGAAATCGTACCAGGTCCAGCCGCACCCGTAATAGTGTTTGATCCACCCGTAATAGTGCCAGTACAAGCCGCTATTGTTGGTTGAAAAGGATAGACCTTCTGATAAGGCGCGCCAGAATCAGGAGCCACACCAAAATCAACCGTCACGCTAGAGGCGGCCACAGCAGAAACGTAACTCATTATATAAGAAAAACCACCACGAGCGTTAACAAGATTGCTAATAGGGATTCTAAGGAGCATCCCTACTTTTATATTGTGGCCACCGCTTACTGTTATCGTTCCACCGGATAAAGTTAAATTTTGAAAGCCGCTAACATTAGCCGACCATGCAGGAAAATTGGTTCCGGCCTCTAAGTAGCCAGGCGTTATTCGTCCAGCGTTAGAGCTTACTAAAGTTTGACTCAAAGCTCCGTTTTCCCCACCCTCTATAGCGCCCAAAGTAGTAGCCCCACTAGAGTCAACAAAACCGAACTGCATTAAATATCCATAGGTCCCAGGAGTTAAACTAGCAGAAGGAGTAAGAACCCTTCTTCCGTCTATAGAAAAGCCAGAGAAATTAACAGAACCGAGAAGCGTACCGCCAAAGACACGATTAATATTATAAAGCATCCTAGGCATACCCATTCTATAAACCTGGTAGCCGTCATATTTCATAGGAAAGCCGCCGTCTGTGATAAAGACAGCATTGCTTTGGTTTATGTAACTAATTCCTTCATAAGCAGAGGTTCCAAAGTGTGCCTGAGTAATAGGAAAAGGGAGCGCTGGGAAAGAGTCCCCTGCACTCGGACAGACCACCAGCTCCCAATACCAAGAAGAAGCCCCATCAATAACTTCATTCACGGTTAGCGCATAGTTGATAACAGTATTGGAAAGATAAGCCAGCTCTGTAGAGGCAGGAACAACCACACCCTCGTCATCCACAACAACACAAACCGCACTAGAGCCGCCATTAATGTTATCTCTAAGGTCCGTAATCGTGTTTGAAATAGAGGGATCTAAGACAACCGATGGAGTTAAACCAGTGTTCAAAACAAAGTTCCACCTGTCGCTTACAGCGTTGTAAAAAAATGAATAGCTAGTGTAGCTAGAGATGTTTGTAAACTTTAAATAGACAGCCTTTTTTCGGTATAAATTACCATTGGCACAAACTGCTAGGATTTGAGACCTTGAAAGGCCTGAATTAATGTCTCTGTACTTATATTCTACTAGCCCCGAAAGAGTCGAAGGAAGATTAGAAGCTTTATGTTGCCAGCCGTTAGCCTGCTGCAATTCATCTTGAAAGTTATAGCGCCAATTTATTGAGCCACGACGAGCAGAATCAGCGGGCTGGACAAGCTCATTGCTTCTAGTATCAAGGCCAGCCACATCGGAATAATGCTTGTCGAGTTTCATATTTTACCCCAAATTTAAATAATCGTAATTAGTTATCATCACCTGGCTCAGATCATCGTTATTAGAACCAATTGAATCAACCAGCGACCTAAGAGTTATAGACACGTTATCAGCAACAGCTTTTGACCACTGTGATGCGTCTCCGTACTTAACTTGATAATAAGCATACTGAATTAAAAACCCCTCACAGATGTCAGGAAGCTCCGCAATGTTAGAGGCGTTCTTTCCGATCACAATATAGTCACCGGAGGCTATGGTCTCACCTGTCCCTAAAGTTGTTGCCACTATCCCAAAAATACCACTTGTTTGACCTGTGTACTGGATGGCCCTGGCTTTTATATTACCAAGGTAACCGACAACACATAAAAAGTTGTCAGAGGCTATTTCAGCGGCGTTAAATGTCCCAGTTGTAGAGACCTCAAGCGCCGTGACCACTCCTGAGGCGATAGTAACAGACGTTATTTGTCCTGACCTGGTCGCAAGCTTTGGCAGGTTTTTCATGTAATTATATAGTAAGGTTCCGCTGGTCAGAGGAGGAGTCACCACAATCCCAGAGTTCTGAGTAAAGTAGCCGTAAGGATAGCCGTTCTGTACGTTAGTTCTATACTTTGTATAACCACGCTGAAGGTTAATGTAATCCTGACCGTTCTGAGTCCATTGAATAGTGTCAAAGTTTTGCATAAAGATGTCAGCCGGATAACTGTACTCTTGTTGACCGTTTACCACGGTTACAGAGGCGGTCTTTTGCAGAAACTTTGTCTTTGAGTTAACCATTTCTTTTGTAACTTCATCTTGCGCATTATTTAGGTAAAGACTCATAATGTCCTGACCTATACCGCTATTAGCATCATAGCGAGTATTACCGCTGAGCTTCCTCACCGGATCTATTAGATATTCAACTCGCTTCATGGCTTAACCTTTTTTCATTGAAGCAATAAACATTTGCTTTCTTAAGGCTCTCTTTTGTTCTTCAGACTGACCTTGGCCGTTTGCTACTTTTTGGGAAACAAATCCACCTTGGTCTTTTGCCGCCGCATCATCTTCTCCATTGGGAGCGTTAGGAGATTGCATACCCATGTCCATAGCATTTTGGACTAATTCAGCAGACTCTTGTTCTCCAGCATCAGCCGGATAGTTTTCTTCTTCCATCATTGCCATTGCTTTTTTCATCATCGTCATTGCTTCTTTTTTGTTTTTCATCGTAATAAAGCCCTTCCATAATAGTTTGACATATTGTTTAAAATATTAGCCTCGTTCTGGCCTTTGTTCTGTTCGATAGAAGCCAGCTTCTCGCGTTTTGCGCGGTCATCTTCTGCCTGTTGCTTCATTAAAGAAAGGCCCACCATAGCGCCCAACACATAAGGGTTTGCACCACCAGCCGCACCAAGAGCGCCCATGCCAAGAGCATCACCACCACCACCAGAGGCAGCAGGAGAATAGTCTTCTAAGCCCATGTTTGGCGAAGTCGTTAAACTCATTCCAGAATTACCAGAGGAAGTTTTTGAAAGCTCGTTTCCCGTAAACCCTCCACCAGTGTAGTTTTTTACGTTTGAGATTGGATTACCTATTTTATCAGCCAAATTAACGTATGACCGTTCTGGTTGATCATCGGCATACATACTAATTTTGCTTTTTGTGTAACTAGGAAACTGAAAAGAATCACTCATACTTACCCCTTACCCATAGCTTTTACTGTGCAGACTATTGGGTTTGTGTTGGTAGAAGTTATTGAAACCCTAACTGAAGGATAAAAAGCAATGTTGCCAGTGTTTAGGTAGTGCTGCGCCGCTATCGTAATAGTTTGAGACACTGTTGCCCCGCCCAAAGTCGCAGGGACATCAAACCACGCTGTATCATCACCAGGGTTTAGCGAGGCCTGTAGTTTCATGTTGCCTGCGCCACTCGTCCCAGTTACTAAGACAGCAATTGCCGCCCCATTGAAAGAAGTAATATCAATGGCTGAGCTAAACGCAGTTGTATTATTGAAAGTCGTCATGACTTCCGTTGTTAATCTTGAATTCATAAGTTCACCCCTAGTTAAAATTGTAAATAATAATCAATACGAGTCAAATCATGCTTACAGGCTAGACTCTTGTCGAATACAGAAGCACGAACTTAGCCTCTTTAAAAAAACAAGCCTTTAAATAGTCCTGTGGTAGAATTTCTTTGGTTATATGGTTCATAAAACAAGAGTCTAGAGGCTGATAACAAAGATAAACCAGCTCAGAACAATAAATAGTTTCATTATTGAGAGAAAACGAATAATCGTATCCCTCCCCCTCATATCGGTTTGCATTTTCCCCTGCTTTAAAATTGATTAAAGGGTCCTCAAACAGAGGCCTAATCAATGACACATGATCTTTTTTGTAAAGCCACTCAATCAATTGTACACGCCTAACGCCGCCCTTGTTTTCGCCTTTTATATAAAAGTCGCCTACGGCCTCCATTACGTCCAGCCGTTCTGTAACAATAGAGGCATGGTCCCATTTTCCTGGTATAAAAACGCTTGTAAATCTTTGTGCTTCGTAGCTTAAAAGAATATCACCTGGCTTAACCATAGAAAGAATCTGGTTCACATGAAACGCCGTAATTACCTTTTCTCTAGCGCCAAGACGTTGCATAAGCTTTTGTACAGGCTTTAAAAGGGAAAATAGCTTTGCTTTAATTGTTGCTAACATTCCAAAAGTATCTTTTCCATAAGTAGTTTAAATAATTATAGTCTTTGTATGACGTGCAAACAGCGTTTTGAAACTTTGCGCTCCCTAGGCTTTGTATCGGCCTGTCTTCAAGCTGAAACTCACCTGTGCGCTTGTTGACGCCTTTGACCGAGTAAACATAGGCAATTTGCTTTTTGTTATCTATGACAAAGACCTCAACAGGCTTATATTGAGCACAAGACCAAAAAAGAAAACTACTTAAGAAAATCTTTGTGAGCTGCACGAAGTTCCTCCTCGGGTAAGTTTTCTTTTTTCAGAGCTTCTTCAAAGGCTTTTTCTTTGTCGGCAAATAGCTTTTTATCGTCAAACCAGTCTCTAAATTTATTATAGAGATAGGAAGCCGCCTGGTAGCCATACTTTAAAATCAAAGCCTTTACGTCCACTTATCCTACTTCGCCATCAATTTTGTCAGCTAGCTTTAAAGCCTCTGCTTTCAATTCTTCTTTAATCAATGGTGCCACTTGAGCTAAAAGCATATCGTCAAGCTTGCCTGGGATAAGCGCCGCTAACTTAGCTAACACGTTATCAACAAGCGCGTCTTGCTTCAATTCGATTTGCTCAACGACTAACGCCTCGATTATCTCTAAAACTGGTTTTAAGTTCATTATATGTTTCCTTCTGTAACAGGCTCCTCAATTGGAGCTTCTGGTTTAATAACTACGGTTTCAGGTTCTACTACTGGCTCAGGCTCAATAACAGGCTCAATAACAGGCTCAATAACAGGCTCAATAACAGGCTCAATAACTGGCTCAGGTTCTATTACAGGCTCTATTACAGGCTCAATAACAGGCTCAATAACTGGCTCAGGTTCTATTACTACTGGTTCAATAACTGGTTCAATAATAACAGGATCAATAATAACAGGATCAATAATAACAGGCTCAGGTTCAATAACTACTGGCTCTATTGCAGGCTCTACTACTGGTTCCTCAATTGGAGCTTCAGGCTCTACTACTGGTTCAGGTTCAATTACTGGTTCTATTACTGGTTCAGGAGTCGGCATAGGCTCAATAGTTACTTCTGGAATAGGTAGAACTACGACCTCCTCAATAACTTCTGGCTCAATCAGTGGCTCAACTAATAAATTTTCTTCTGCTTTAATAACAGCCGCTTCTTCAACAGTCTTAATGTCTTCAGCAATATCCCCAACAACTTCCGGTAAAATTGAATCTATCGCCGCATCAGCGTATAACTCTGGATGCTTTTGCTCTAAGACTTTTGAAATCTGCTTTGCTTGGAGTTTTAATTGAGCTGTTGCGTATTCACTAGCCATTGCTATGCAAATCTGCTCAAGCTGCTCCGATGCTGCCTCAACTACTTTATGTAATTCTTCTTTTAATTTACTCATAACTTCCTTTTAATTTCTGTTTCAAGTTTAATAATTCTTTCTCTAATCTCTATCAAAATCTGCATTTCATCTTGTTGTTGTGTTTTTATATGGTCAATATCTTTTGAGTGCGCTTTCACCTCGAAGAATACCGATGAAAGCCAAAAAGCTCCACCCACCAAACCAAGAACTAGACTAATAGTGACACTTGTTTTATCACTGATAATAGTCATTAGTAAAATTCCTGAACGATAATGATACCTGAACCACCACCAGCTCCCGCTGTTCCACTTGTACCCGCAGAACCTAAAGTACCGCCTGCGCCGACAGCGTATGCGTAAGTAGCTAAAGGTGAAGTTATAAGTGCGTCAACGTAACCGCCCGCAGAACCACCACAACCTGACACTGAGTTCACGACTGATTGAGAACCGCCACCGCCAGCGCCAGCCCCTGTGTTCGCTTGCCCTGATGCAGATGGGCCAGCGCCCCAGCCTGCACCGCCACCACCGAAAGGAGTAGCTCCGCCTGTGCCACCCATTGTTGCCGCCGCACCCGTACCTGCTCCACAACCACCTTGACCAAATGCGCCCGTCAGCGCAATGCCCACAGGCCCAGTGCCTAAAGATGCAGTTCCACCAGCTAGTGGCGAGGCAGCAAACACACCGCCGTTACCGCCATTTGCAGCAAGTAAAGTAGTACCAAAAGTAGTATTGCCACCCGCACCGCCAGCGCCGCCTGAAGCCGTACCTGAACCGCTAGAGCCACCGCCGCCACCAACCATTTTCACTGTAATATATCGAGTGCCCGCAGGCGTCGTGTAAGTGCCTGAGCCAGTCGTAAATGTTTGTAATGTCATTCTTTGAGGATTAACTAAAGGCATATAAACCTACCAACTTGTTACGCGGCAAAAGCCGTTTGCTGAAGACCAAATACCGTCAATGATTCCTGAGAAACAAGCGCCACCACCAGGGAGTTCGTAATAACCATTCGATTGAAGCTGTACAGTGTAAGAAGTCGTGGAAGCTGTAGCACCAAGTTTTAAGTAAAGTATAGCAGTAGAATCATTGTAAAACGTGGCACCCATTCGTCCCGCAGCAAGAGCCAAAAGCGTTACGTTTGAGGCTGAGCTTGTTACGTTCGCTGCTGTTGCCGCTGCTACGTTTGCAATCGTCATTCGCTGAGCACCTGTTCCCGATGGACCTACGCCCATAAGTACAGTCACAGCGTTTATCTGTGAAATATTTGTTGATTGATTGTTTGACAAGGCCCCGATGATCGCCGTACCAGCAGGTAGTGCCACGTCTGTGGCCAAGGTTACTCTTTGAGTTCCTGTATCAGAAGTCCCAGAGGCCATGCTTACAGTTACACCATTCATCTGTGAAATATTTGTTGATTGATTCGCAGAAAGTGCGCCTATGATCGCCGTACCAGCAGGCAGCGCCACGTTTGTGGCCAAGGTTACTCTTTGAGTTCCTGTGTCAGAAGTCCCAGAGGCCATGCTTACAGTTACACCATTCATCTGTGAAATATTAGTTGATTGATTGTTTGATAGAGCGCCTATGATCGCCGTGCCCGCAGGTAATGCCACGTCTGTGGCTAGAACTACTCTTTGAGTGTTTGCCGTGACTGTTCCAGTATTACCCTGAACACCAGCTTGACCGACTATAGGGTTTACTTTAGCCCGATCCGACTCGTCCCAGTCATCCATTATCTGAACCGCTGTATTAATCGCGTTCATAGCTGTGGTTTGGGTTTGTTGCTCTGCTAGGGTCGATAAATCAGTAGTTACCCCAATAGTGTTTAGGTACCGAGTAGGCAGAGGCCTTGAATTAGCAGGAGTCCCAGTATCTTGAGAAACTGTAGTATCAGTTCCGTTTAAAGAAAATTGAATAGGTGCCGAAGTGCTTACCGAAATCGTCGCACCAGAAGCATCAAGCCGTGCTGAGACCGACCGTAATATAAAAAAGCCGTTTGTAGCGACTATGTTAGCAGGAGTTTCAGAACCCAAAACTATAGTGTCCGCATCTGGAACATCTATAATTATTGCCTCAAAACCTGGGTTTGCCGCTAGTGATTCAAAACGAACCATGTCACCTATTGCCCCGCCGTGAGCCGTAGAAGTAAAGGTTCTTTTTGGAAAAGCTGTTGAGGCCGTTGTAACCGTTATTGCCGCCGTAAGTCTGTAGTATCCATTTGATACGACATCTTGGCCGACTTTGTCAGAGTAGTTTTGTTGGAATGTTCCAAACTGCTCTTTTGTGGATTTGTCCGTAACACCCGCTAGTGGTGCGATAAGTTTCTTCTGTGATGGATAGCCTTTTGTAGACATATTTCCCCTCCCTAGCTTTTGCTAGTTCTTAGTAGGATTGGCGCTCATCCATAAGCACCGCCTAATTATTTAATTGCGTTTGCGCTGTCCGTTCCGTGAACTATAGCCATAAAGTCAGAGTCCGCCGCTGCGCCGCCTGAGAGGTCTTGAGTTTCTATAGTTACTGCCAAAGTAGTCGAGCTAGTTACTCTTGCGAACCTGTTGTCAGTTTCACAAGTAACCGCCACTTCGGGAGCCAATAAAAAAGGCTCATTAAAAGTAATTACATAGATCCCAGTTCCACCGCTTGATAAAACTGCGTCAAACTGCCCTTGTGTTAACGCTCCGGAAGTAGATTCAAAAGCAATAAGCCTTTGCTTGTACTGTGGACCTGTTAACGCGAATCTCATATTTGAAGTTCCTGGTTCTGCCATAAAACCCCCCTTAGATTTGATCTATTGAATTTGATCCGACTACTATAAGATGAAAGATCGCATCTGTAGCCACGCCGGATAAGTTCTCAGTTAAAATTTGCATTGTGGACACTGTAGTAGTTCCTATTTTACAATAAATATTGTCAGTCACCGCCGTAGCTACCCCCTGTGGCACTCTAGCAAATGGTTGCAAAAAGGTGAGAGTATAGTCACCATCTCCATTATCTACCAGAGACACATTAAAGCTACACGTTCCAGACACAGAAGCAGTTCCAGTCCCAGTCACTAACACGCTCAAGATTGAGACCTGTTGTTGTGGACAAACTACTGCCTTCGCTTGCATCGCTGTTCCCATATTTTACCCCCTGTGTAGAGAAAGACCGCTTTTTAGACGGTCGTTTCTCTCTGATTATTAAATTGATAGTCCTGTAACAACACCTTGGAAAGAAGGGATGATGTAATTCTCATAGTACCCGCCGTAACGAGCTGAGTAAGCATCTGAGCCTTCAAGCCGTAAGAAAACAGTACCGTCATCATCAAACCAACCGAAGTCAGGTCTGTGGTAAGCGGTAATGAAGTCAGTGTTTACAGCGTAAACTCGGTCATCTTCACACATACGATCAGAGAAAATACCGATAGGTCCAGCGTTAGACATATACTCGATACCAGCAAAAGACACTTTGCCTTTTAATTCTGAAGCACGAGGGTCAACCATGTAAACCTTTTGGTTTTCTAAGAAGTTTAAAATCTTGCGATACTGAGTGAAAGAAGTAACAAGCTTTTTAGGAGCTTTGCCGCATCGTGCTTGTACTCGAATGATAAGCTCATTAAGTACGTCAGCAGACACACCAGCGCCACCAGCAGCAATTTGCGCCGCTTGCCATCTACGAGCTACAGCCACTCCGTAAAGATTTCCACTTGTCGCGTCACAAACACCTTTTAAGCCGTTTGGAACTTTGTCTTTAGAATTCTGCATGTAAGCAATTACGCCTGATCCAGCAGTAGTTAAATCTAAAGTTCCAGAAATACGAGTCATACGAATTTGACGAGTCGCTGGAACTACAATGTCAATTCGGAAGACAGAAGCATCTGTGCCCCAATTGATGTAATCGTTTTCTTCCCAGTTTCCTTCTTTCCAAGTAGCCGAAGAAATCACGATATAAGGAGCCGCCGCTGAATTCGTAGCGTTAGCGTTAGCTGTTCCTAAAGCCGCTGTTCCATCACCAAACATGATGAAAGATGCAAAACGGTTATAAGACTCAACCGACTTTTGTACGTTCCACTTCATAGCTTCAACAAACGCACCTTCGTCATTTGAAGAGGCTTTTAAGGCTTCGCGCTCAATTTCAGTTACAGAGTATACGCGCTTTGCGGTAAGAGTTGCTTTTGCTGCGCTTGCTGGATTTGCCGTTGGCAAAGTTCCTGCTCCGACTCCACCCGCGAAAAATGTAGGTACTGCTACCTTCATGTCTTCACCAGTAAAGTTATATTCTTTTTTCATAGTTCCTAACATCACGTTAGCTGAGTTGTAAGCGTTCTCAGAAAGCTTTCCGAACTTAGTTTTAAATAGAGCCGATTGACTTGTTAAATTAAATGCTGGCATTTTGTACTCCCTCCGTTGGAGTTATTTTGTTTAGTTAATTATTTGCTCAAAAGACCAAATGCCATCGTCCTGAGGCTTTGGTTTTACATTAGACGGGTTCACACCAGTCTTAAATTCTTGAGCTTGTTTTTGTTTTTGCTCTGCTATTTGCTTAGCTCTGCCTTTTCCATACAATCCATCAATTACGTCTGGGATATCTTCAACTTCCAAACCTGAAGCAAATGCTTTGTCTACGAAACTGACCATATCTTGCTGTGACATTTGATGTTGTAAACTTTCAAAGACCGAGTGAGAAGCAAACCATAACTTATCTTTTTCTATTGTTTCTATCACGAATTCAGGGGTGATTTGTTTCAAATCTAGATCTTGTTTTTTAAAGATTTCTTCTAAAACTTGATCTTGCTTTTGAAATTCTTCCTGTGTGATTTTGTGACTTGTCAGAAGTCCTTCAACCTTTTGCTGTAATTGCTGTAAAGCTTGATTACGGCTATCGGTAGTGGCTCTGGTGCCCATCTGATGCTTTAAGTAAGCGTTTTCAAACGCAGTTGCATCAGCCTTGCGCTCATCATCTGTCATTACAGAATACTTTTCAAGCATTTTTAAATTCTCGTCTAGGTACTTAGCCCGAAACTCCATCGGATTCATTTCAGCCATCTCAGACATTAAGAAAATACGCTTCTGAGGATCGGCTTCTGAGTACACGGCTTTCAGCTTGTCATTAGCTAATTTAAGCCTTTGATCTACTGCTAATACTTCTTTTTCTTTTACCGATAGGTCTTGAAACTTTTTAGACCAGTTAGTTTTACCGGAATAATTAGACATTAATTCGTTAAGCTTTACAGGTACGTCTTGGCCGTTAACCTTTACAGTCAGCTCCGCTTCATCGTCTAGGTCCCACTCGCTCTTATCCCACTTTGCCTTATGCGTTTTACGTTGAACGGCGGCTTCTTTATCCTTCGTTTCTGCCAGCTTTTCTTTTTCTTTTTCTTTTCCTGATTCTTTGGTCTCTTTTACTTCATCATTGGCGGTCAGCTCCTTTGCGGGCTTTTTATCCTTTGATTCTGTGTCAGCCTTAGTTTCTTCTTTTTCGACCTTAGGCTTACTAGCCTTTATGGGTCTAGCTAGACTAAACTCCATATCATCGAATAACAGGGGCGAATCTCCCCCGTTAACTACTATTGGTGTTGCGACTGGTGCCGCTCCTGTTGTTGGTGTTCCTGAGTCACTCATGGTTGCCCTTTCTTGCGTGTCTTTCTTGACGTACGCTTTGTTTTGGCCGTAGCCTTATTGAGCAACCCGAAATAGATTTGTGCGAAGGAAAAGCTGGAATTGGTCCAGCTTAGTACTTTATTGCATAGCTCCCTGTTCAATAGGAGCTTGGTCCGGCGTCATCGTCGCTTGTAGTGGTGCCGCTTCTAAAGCTTGAACCTGAGCTGACATTCCGGTAGCCATCCCTAGCATTTGAGACAACATAGGATCTTTGAAGAACATCGGAAATTGTGGAAGCATGACAAGCTTTCCAAGGAACTGTGGACTAAACTTAGCCTGCTCAGTCATTAGCATTTCAGT